TCACTATTAATACAGGAGTCACCGTTACAGTTTCGACTGGTAGCCGCTGGGTGGTAGTCTAAAATGCTGGGTTTTACCCCCATATCAAACCAGCCAATTTCGGACATACAACAGCCGAAAATAACTGGCACGATTTACGCAACAGATAGCAACGATTCTGCGACCCTTACAGGTCAAGTTGCCATTACAGGCACTATTTCTGCTACAGATGGCACAGATACTTGTACGATTTACGCCCAAGAGCTTGTTTCTGGCTATATTCAAGCAACAGATAGCAATGACACAGCCGATTTAGAAGGCGCTGTAGCGGTCACAGGCACGATTTCAGCCACAGATGGTACTGACACAGCCACATTTACCGCACAAAACCTTGTAACGGCTTCTATAAGCGCTACAGACGGTACAGACACCGCAGATTTTGAAGCACAAGCGCTTGAAACAGCGCAGATTTACACCATTGATGACAATGACACAGCCCTTTTTATAGGTACTGTGACTGGCGGTCAGCCAATGGACATGCACGATGGCTTTACTAAGAAAGAAATTGAAAGAGCTAAAGCATTAGACCGTAAGCGTAGGGCAGCGGAAGAAAAACTTATTGAAGCTCGCAGAGCAGATGCAGACGCTCGTAAGAAACGCTTTAGGGATTTGATTGACCCTGTTGCGCCAAAGCAACAAACTAAGAAAAATAAAGTACAATTAAAACAAGAGATTAGGATTGATACACCGTCAGTCGAAGTCACACGCTTAGAAGCGGTTATCGCCAATCTTGACAGACAAGAAAAGGAATTAAACCAAGCGATAGCCCACAGAAAAGTATTGGCAGAAACAATGACTGCCCTTGCGATTCTAGACGCTAAATTCAAAGCCGAAATGGATGATGAAGAAGCTCTACTAATGCTCTTATGACCGAACTGCCACAAAGCCCTTACTCACTTTACAAACAATCACTCGACCTTCTACATTCTGGACATTTATTGCCAGGCTTTAGGCTATACGAGAACCGTTACCACCCTGATGTAAAACAAGCTATTTCTGCTAGTCACGACAAACATTTGCCAGCGCCAACATGGAAAGGCGAAAGACTATTAGGGAAAACCATAGTAGTACAAATGGAGCAAGGTTATGGCGACATCATTCAAATGTCACGATTTTTGCCTATGCTTAAAGCATGGGGCGCAAAGGAAGTCTATGTTTTTCAACACTTTTCCTTACATTTGTTATTGGGTCAGATGGAGTGTATTGACCATTTGTCTAATGATTTTAATGACCCTGTAATTCTCAATGCAGACTATTGGATTGGGTCAATGTCCCTGCCATATTTTGCTATGCACGCACCTGCCCATGTGCGCCAATTATTTCCTGTAGGTCTTAATAAAATTGTAGGTAGCGAAGGTTATTTAGACGCTGAACCCTCTAATATTGAGCGCAAAATAGGCGTTAATTGGATGGCTTCTAAAGGCCATTTGCACTATGCCAAGTCTATTCCAGTCCAAGAAATGCGTAGGCTTTTAGGTGCTGACGCATACAGCCTTAATTACGATGGTGACGACATTTTTATTCCATTGCCAGATGGCTGGAAAAACAACTGGTATGAAACTGCAAAACACATGAAGTCTATGCGTGGCGTTATTTGCCCAGACACAGGCACAGCGCATTTAGCTGGCGCTTTAGGTGTCAAGTGCATTATGTTGCTTCCTGACGACCCTTATGTTTGCTGGCGTTGGAAGCATGGAAAGTGGTATGACTCTGTAGTAGCAATCAAACCAAATGAGTGGGACAAAATTCCCGATTTATTAAGGAGGATGTAATGATTTGCCCTAAATGTGGATATAGCGAAAGTAACCATGTGCAAGCTAAACAATCTGACAAAGACTATTACCTAGAGTTTTGGGGATATACCCTTGGTAGCCCTGAAGCCGAACAAGCATGGAAAGAAAAGCAAGAAATGACATTCAGAGAAGCGCCTATGGTGCAGTCTGATATTGGTGGTTATGTAAGCCAAATAGACGGCAGTTGGATTGACAGCCGTAGCAAGCATAGAAACCACCTAAAACAGCACCGAATGATTGAGTTAGGAAATGATGTACCAATGCAGCACAAGAAGATTGAGTTAAGCCGTCAAAGCAACGAGAAGCGTAAGCGTCAAATTGCTGAAATGGCTTATGAAAAGCTCAGTTACCGATAATCCGACAACTTGGAGAAACCATGAGTGATGACCGCAGAAGTATTTTAGAGGCAGCAATGAATGAGGCTTTAGAGCAACCAGAGGAGAACGAAATTGTACAAGAACCTGTGGAAGCAGAGGAGGTTGAAAGTGAACCTGTTTCCGAGGAGTCCAACGAAGTTGAAACTAGCGAGGAAGATAGCGAAGAACCTGCCGAAGCTGTTGAAGCTGCTCAATCTGAGGAGTCGGATGAGAAACCGCAGGAGGAAGTAAAACCTGCTATTCCACGCCCTACAACTTGGAAAAAAGAGTATTTGCCAATTTGGGACAAACTGACAACAGGTCAGCAACTAAGCCCTGAAGAAGCACTCAAATTAGCAGAATATTCTAACCAGCGTGAGTCTGAGTATAAAAAAGGCGTTTCTACCTATAAGCAAGAAGCTGACAATGCTAAGTCTTTGGTAGAGGCCATTGCCCCATTTATGCCAGAGTTGCAACAACAAAACATTCATCCTGCCGCATGGATTAATAACCTTGGCAGAGCGCACATGATTTTGTCAAAAGCACCTTATGAGCAAAGAGTCCAACTTTTTCATAGACTTGCACAAGATTATGGAATACAATTAGGCGAAAGTGTTGCTCCCACACAACAGTACCAAGACCCACAGTCTTATGCGTTGAACCAGCAACTAGCAGCTTTGCAAAATGAAGTACAACAGGTGCGAGGCTGGAAAGAACAACAGGAACAAGCTCGTCTTATGGGCGAGATTGAAAGAGTTAGAAGTAATGCGGAGAAGTTTCCGCACTTTGAGGTGGTAAGGGAAGATATGGCTCAACTACTTGAGCGTGGATTAGCCCAAGACCTCGAATCGGCTTATGCCAAAGCGGTGCGTATGAATGATGAAGTCTTTAAACTTGAGCAAGAACGACTCCTTGACCAAGTTAAAAAAGAAGCGTCTAAAGCACAGCAAGTAGCTAAAGCCAAAGCTGCCGCAGTAAGCCCCAAATCCGTTACTCCTAGCGGTGTGGTGAACAAGGTAGATTCGAAGGATAGACGCTCGCTTATTGCAGCCCAAATGGGTGAAATGGGCGGCAGGGTTTAATTAACATACTTTTAAAGGATATATCATGGCATTTGCTAATAGCGCAATTACCGATATTATCGCTACCACTATTCAAAGTCGTAGCGGTGAATTGGCAGACAACTTAACACAAAACAATGCAATTTTGATGCATTTGGACAAGAAGGGCAATGTACGCCCATTCTCAGGTGGTAATGTGATTTTGGAAGAAATCATGTACAACGACCCAAATACTAACAACGCTAACTCTTATAGCGGTTACGAAGTATTGAATATTTCTCCAGATAGCCCAATTTCTGCTGCCCAGTATAAAATTGCTCAGTACGCTGACGCAGTTACAATGTCTGGCTTAGAAATGTTGCAAAACTCAAGCAAAGAAGCAATCATTGACCTCTTGGATGGTCGTATGCAAGTTTCTGAAGCTCGTTTGCTAAACCGTATTTCTGGTGACCTATTCCTAGACGGTACAGGTAACGGTGGTAAGAACTTGGATGGTTTGGCTGCTGCGGTTTCCGCAACTCCTACTTCTGGTACTTACGGTGGTATTAACGCTGCTAACTGGGCTTTCTGGCAGAATACTGCTACAACTGGTACAACCATCACAGCTACCAACATTCAAGCTAAGATGACCTCTACAGCACTCCAGTTGGTTCGTGGCACAGACAAGGCTGACTTGATTGTTGCTGACACTAACTTCTACAGCCTGTATGTACAGTCATTGCAAGCTATTCAGCGTATTACTTCTGAGGAAAGCGGTTCTGCTGGTTTCGCCTCTATGAAATTCTACGGTGGTGGTACATCTGCTGATGTTGTATTGGGTGGCGGTTATGGTAACGAGCAGCCTTCTAACACAATGTACTTCTTGAACACCAATTACATTTTCCTACGCCCACACAAAGAGCGTAACTTTGTACCTATCGGTGGCGAGCGTCAAGCAATTAACCAAGACGCAATCGTGAAGTTATACGGTTGGGCTGGTAACTTGACAACTTCTAACCGCTTCCTACAAGGCATTTTGACCAACTAATGAATAGGGGGAAACCCCTATTTATAAAGGTCTATTTAATTTACAAAGGAAAAAATCATGGCTTATAGTACTCTCCCTATCGCTGGCGTAAACCTTAACGGTGTAACCCCAGTTGATTTTGCTTTAACTAACGGTTCAACTGCTGAAGTAATCCCAGCATTTGGCCCATTAGGTGCTGAAACTTTTGGTAACACAGGCTTGCGTTATGTATTCGCACAAGCTGGTGCTGCTATCTCTGCTTCTACAACTGTTTGCGCTATCAACACAACTACTTTCCAAGTAGCTGCTACTGGTGGTGCTTACACTTCACCTGGCGTTGCTTTGGCTTCTGGTGATTGCGCTTGGTTCTCTGCTGCAAGCGTATAAGTTTTACCCCTGTAGTAAACTAGGGATTCCCTCAAAAGGGGAGTCCCTTTTCTTTTAACAACCTAATCCCTTAGGAGAATTAAATGGCTATTGAATCAGATGTACGAGGTGCTGACGCACTATTAACGGTAAAGTTTTACCGCAAACCCATCGAAATTAAAGATGAAACTATTGCCCAAGGCAGACCTATTTTTAGAGATGCTGACTGGGTTACTATTTACACCCCTGGCGACCAATTAAACATTATTGACACTATCGCCCAAGACCGCCATAAACTGCGTTTTCCAGTCCAATGGGCGGCATACCAAAATAAGGTAGGAAATGAGGAGTCATTAACAGGCACTCCTATTGAACATTGGCCTTTGGTTAGTATGTCCCAAGCCGAGGAGCTAAAAGGCATTAAATTTCGTACCGTAGAAGATGTTGCTAATTGCTCTGACCAGCAATTACAGCGTATTGGCATGATTGCTGGCATGAGTCCACACTCTTTTAGAGAAAAAGCTCGCACCTATTTGAATTTGGCGCAAGATACCGCAGAAATTGACAAGCGCAATGCGGAATTAGCACAACTTAAAGAGGAAAATGCTAAAATCAAGGCAGAAACAGAGGCGAAGCTGGCTCAAATGCAAGAGCAAATGTCAGCGATACTTGCTGCTGTTGCGGAAAAAACCCCCAAAACACGCAAAACAAAAGCAGTAGAGGCCTAATATGAGTGCAACGATGCTCCAAATGGTTCAGCAGGTAACTGCCGAGCTAAATCTTACAGTACCAACCTATGTAGCTGGTAATCCTAGCCAAGATACACAACAAATTTTGGCTTTGATGAATGGCGCAGGTTACGATTTGCTAAAAGAGTATGACTGGCAAATGCTGGAGAAGGAGTATCGTTTTTACACTCAGTTTTTAAATGCCACAGCCACCTCTACACAAGGTGGCTACACTCTTACTAATGTTAGTAATACCACAGGTTTAACGCCTCAATGGTCTATTACTGGCTACAATGTGGCACAAGACACTTATGTTGTCAGCACCACAAGCAATACTGTCACAATGAGCCAAGAGGCTTCATTAACTGGCACAAATAGCGTCTTATTTGCACAAACAGAATATACGCTTCCTAGCGATTTTGAAACCATTACAGACCGCACTCATTGGGATAAGACAAAGCATTGGGAAATGCTTGGCCCTGAAGATGCACAGCAATGGCAATGGTTAAAATCTGGTTATATTTCAACTGGCCCTCGTGTCCGTTGGCGTATTCTTGGCGGTACATTCCAAATATGGCCTCCAATGAACACCCAAGAGTATTTGGGCTTTGAATACCGCAGTAACGCATGGGCGCAATCAGCTTCAGGCACACCACAGCAGAGCTTAGTAAATGACACCGATACAGCTTTATTTGATACTCGTATTATGGTTCTTTACACCAAACTCAAATACTTCCAAGTTAAAGGGTTTGACACGACCTCGCTAATGCAAGATTACCAGCGTTATTTGTCTATTGCTAAAGCCAACGACAAAGGCGCACCTAACCTGTCATTCAATCCTAACCCAAGCAAAGTACTTATTGGTTGGGCTAATATTCCTGACACAGGTTATGGCACATGATTTTTGGTCAGCAAAAAAAGTTTAACGCTACAACTGCGTCACTTCCAGCGCCTATTGGCGGTTGGAACGCTAGGGACTCTCTTGCAGAAATGTCCCCAACTGACGCTGTGCAACTTACTAACTTCTTTCCGACACCTTATGATGTCCAATTAAGAAGGGGTTATACCAAATACTCTACAGGCATTACAGGGCAAGTAAACACCCTAATGACCTATGCTGGCACAACTAGCCAAACCTTATTTGCTGCCGCTGGTGGAGTTATTTATGACGCTACTAATAGCACCGCAGTTTCCAAGGTTACAGGTCTTACAAACGACAAATTTCAATTTGTAAACTTTTCTAATATTGGCGGAAATTACCTTGTAGCTTGTAATGGTGCTGACCCTGTGTTGATTTATGACGGCACAAGCTGGATAAAAATGGCTACAACTGGGACTGCCCAAACTATTTCTAGCATTACCCATGTAGGAAATGTTGCAACTCTTACAACTTCTTCAGCACATGGCTTAATTACAGGAAATCAAATTACCGTTACAGGTGCAACGCCAAATGACTATAACGGCACTTTTGTTATTACTGTTACTGGCGCTACAACATTTACCTACACAATGGCTACAACACCTAGCGGAAATGCTAGCGTAGTCGGCACATATACTATTGGTTTTTATGTAACTGGCGTAAATAGCAACACATTTATTAATGTAAACCTATTTAAAAACCGTCTTTACTTTACCCAAAATAACTCAATGAATGTATGGTATTTACCTACAAACTCATTGGGTGGCGCTGCCAATGTGCTTAACTTTGGAGGAATTGCACGAAATGGTGGATTTATTCAAGCAATGGGTACTTGGACTCTTGACGCTGGTTATGGCGTGGATGACTTTGCTGTATTTATTACCAATATGGGTGAGGTTATCGTTTACCAAGGAACTGACCCATCTTCTGCTTCCACATGGGCTTTAAAAGGCGTTTGGCAGATTGGTTACACCTTTAGTCGTAGGTGTATGTTTAAATGGGCTGGTGACCTTCTAATCCTTACTAATGACGGTTTAATACCGCTTACTGCTGAATTGCAGTCTAGTCGCCTTGACCCTCGTATTAACCTTACTGATAAAATATACCAAGCAGTAGCCAACGCTACAAGCCTGTATAACACCAATTTTGGCTGGCAAATTATATATTTTGCAAAGCCACAAATGCTTATATTAAATATTCCTATTTCTGGTGGCACACAGCAATATGTAATGCATACAATTACAAAGTCTTGGGCTAATTTCACCAATATTAATGCCGCTTGCTTTGAAATGTTTTATGACAACTGCTACTTTGGCGGAAATGGCTTTGTTGGTCAGTTTTGGAATGGCGATAGTGACGCTGGCACAAACATTAATGCTGTGGCGCAACAAGCCTACAATTATTTTGAAGCTAGAGGTCAATTAAAGCGTTTTTCTATGGTTCGCCCTATTATTCAGACGGATAACGGAGTGCCTACTATTTTGGCAGGTATGAGCTATGACTTTGACGCTGCCCCACCAACTAATTCTTTAAGTTATAACCCAGCAACCTCTACAGTTGGCCTTTGGGACACAGCCAAATGGGACAATAATATTTGGACTGCTGGCTTAATTACTACAAAACAATGGCAAGGGGTTACTGGCGTGGGTTATGCCGCTAGTTTAACCATTAGCATTGCCTCGCAAAACATTGAATTACATTGGGATTCTACCGATTTTGTGATGGAGAAGGGAGCCGTACTGTAATGCGTAGGCTTACAACGGAAAACCAAGAAGAATTAAGGAAGTGGTTGTCAAAAGTAGGAGAAGTTGAGTACCCAAAAAACACCATGTGTATTGGGCAGGAAAAAGACGGTGAATTAATAGCAGTTGTCGGTTATAACAATTTCACCCCAAATGCTTGTCAAATTCATGTGGCTAGTACAGATGTTTATTGGCTAAATAAAGCCTTACTTAACGCTATTTTTGACTATCCCTTTAATATTTTAGAAGTCAAGGTTATAATCGCACCTATATGCAAGGATAATTATAAGTCCTTGAAACTGTGCCGAAAACTTGGCTTTGAACAGGTAGCTGACATCCCCTATGGGCATCAAGATGGGGATTTAATAGTGATGGTTATGAAGCGTGACCGATGTGTTTGGTTACAACAAGGAGAATGAAATGGGTTCAGTAGTAAGCGATATTTTTGGCGGTGGTGGCGGAGGCGGTTCAAGTCCACCCCCAGCACCAGACTATACACAAGCGGCAAGGGCAACAGCCGCAGGAAACATGATTGGGCAAAATACGCCCTATGGCAGTTTAAATTATGCACAGTCTGGGACTGACCAATATGGCAACCCAATGTACACAGCAAACCAAACGGTTGCGCCTAATTTGCAACCTGCGGTACAAAACTCACAAAATGCTGTAAGTAATTACCAATATCAGCCATTTAGCGCTGGTAATTTGCCGTCTTATGGTATTAATCCAGGGCAATCATATCAACAAGCTGAAATGTCTATTCTTCAGCCACAAATTGACCGCCAAAGACAACAAACATTAACTCAGCTTGCAAATCAAGGTATTCAGCCTGGTTCTGAAGCCTATCAAAATGCGTTGCAAGACCTTAATAATCAGCAAAATAACTTGTTAGCTAATGTAACTACAGAAGGCATTGGCGTAGGTTTAAATGCTAATCAGCAACAATATGGTCAAAATCTTAATACTTACAATACTAATTTGGCAGCGCCTTTTAGCTACGCAAGTAATGTAAAAGCATTGGCAAATCCTAGTTATGTACAAACACCTGCTGGCCCTAATTATTTAGGTGCTGTAAACGCACAATACCAAAACCAATTAGGCGCATATAACGCTAGTCAAGCTAACCAAACAAACCAAATGAATGGTTTATTAGGTCTTGGCGGCACATTAGGTGGCGCTTATTTAATCGGCGGTGCTGGAAGAAGTTTGGGTGGTGGAAGCAGTTTATTAGGCGCTGGTAGTAACGGTTTAGGGGCTGGCGGTTCTGCAGACTATCTTGCTGAAATTGGACTGTTATAAGGACATAATATGGCAGACTTTACACCTACAACTCAAGCATCATTATTGCAACCAGAATATCCTGAGTTGCAAACATTAAACCGCCAACAACAATATGCACAAGCATTATTAGGTCAAGGCATGAATGACCAACCACAAGGTCAAATGGTTAGCGGTTTTTATGTTAAACCTTCAGCGTTGCAATCATTAAACCCATTAGTTAAAACTTTAACTGGTGCTTATTTAGGCAATAAAGCTGATACTAAAGCACAAGAATTAGCTAATGCTTTGCGTGGAAAACAAGAATCTGATATTACTCAATTTGGAGAGTTAATGAAAACTAATCCAAATGATGCTTATGCTTTTGCTACAAAATCTAATATACCCCAATTGCGTGAAATTGGACTTAAAAAGCTCATGCCAGAAGAAATTACTCTTGGAGAAGGGCAAAAACGCTTTATTACTATGCCTGATGGAACAGTTAAAGAAATTGCTTCAGGTGCAGAAAAATTGCATACTGTTGGAAAAAATCTTGTTACATCAAATGGTAAAGTGATTTATACAGCTCCAGCTTCAGCAGAAGAAAAAGCAAATCCACAAGAAGCAGGACTGCGTAGCTCTTTCTTTAATCAAGCTCAACCACATATTCAAATTAGTCAAGCGTATCGCAAAATTGAAAGTGCGCCTGAAACTGCTGCTGGCGATATGTCACGCATATTTGGCTACATGAAAATTCTTGACCCAGGCTCTACTGTGCGTGAAGGCGAGTATGCTTCTGCTGAAAATGCACGAGGCGTACCAGCTTCAGTTATGGCTCAATACAATCGTGTATTAAATGGTCAGCGTTTAACTCCGCAACAGCGTAATGAATTTACTCAATCCGCTGGCGATTTGGTTAAAAGCCAAAAAGAACAATTTGACACGCAGAAAAAATATTATTCAGATGTGGCAACTCATTACAGAATTGACCCTTCTAATATTATTTATGACCCTTATGCTGATTTAAATATTAGGACAACTCCTCCTAAAGTGCCTAAAGGTCAAATTAATTCTGCACAACAATTAAATATTCCACAAGTAAATATTTTAAATAAGGCTGATGCAATTATTTCTGGGCAGACAAAATAATGGCTGATGAAAATGTTCAACAAAATCCTGCGGAAAAATATGCCGCATGGATTGTGCAAAACGCAGATAAAAAAGGCACACCTGAATTTAATACTGTGGTGCAAGCATATACCATTACAAAACAGCAAATACCTCAATTTAGCGTAGAATTAACTTCGCCTGAAGGTCAGCCTTTATCTACACAATTTGCTAATACTGCTGGTGGCGCTGCCGTAGGTAGACCACAAGGCATTGACCGCACTAATGTTTTGCCTGAACCACGCCCAACTGAATCATTTTTAGCTGGCGCAACTAAGTCAATTATTGACCCTGCTATTGCTGCCGCACAAATGGTTACTCGTGGCAATTTAGGTACAAGCGAATTAGCAAAAAAACTTGGCGAAGAAGCTGATGTTTATTCTCAAGAAAACCCTGTAGCTTATGGCACAGGTCGTGTTGCTGGTGCTATTGCCCCTGCTGTTGGTTTAAGCAAAGGCATTGGGATGATTCCTAGCTTTGCAAAACTTGGCCCTTATGCACAAGCAGCTACTGTTGGCGCTACACAAGGCGCTTTAACACCAGAAGAAACAGGCAAAAAAGATTTAGGTCTTTTAAAACAAGAATTATTAAATACTGGTGCTGGCACATTATTTGGTGGAATTTCACCTGCATTTGGCAAAATTGCTAATACGGTTTATGGCGCTGGTAAAGCAGCTTTAGAGCCATTTAACCAGTCTGGCAGAAACTTAATTCTAGGTCGTGCATTGCGTCAATTTTCTGGTAATGACGCTGAACAAGCCATTCAAAACCTTAGAAATGCTAAAGAATTAGTGCCAGGCTCTATGCCAACCGTAGGTGAAGCTGCTGGTGTACCTAGTCTTGCAGCGGTGCAAAGGGCTGCTTTAAATGCTTCTACTGAAGCTACTAATGCTTTGGCACAACGCCAAGCGCAAAATGCTGCCGCAAGAACCAATGCATTAGAAAACATCGCTTCTCCTACACGCATGGCAAAGTATGAAGATTTGCGTAGTAGAGTTGCTGACGAATTGTATGCTGACGCATTAAAGCCTTTAAATTTAGGTGAATTAACGCCTGAAATGTCTACTGAAATTAAAGGTTTAATTAAGACTCCAGCTATTAAAAGAGCTATGGGTCAAGCGCAAGAAAACGCTGCTAACAGAGGTATAGATATTACTGACCCTGCTGGCTCTATGCGTGGCTTGCATGAAACCAAAATGGCTTTAGATGATGAAATTGCCAAAGTTAAAGCTATGGCTGAAAAAAATGGCGGAGCAAGTAGTGCAGAATTAAAAAGTTTACAAACTGCTAAAGACCGTTTATTGAGCTTTATTGAAGAAGTAAGCCCAGAATATAAAATGGCTCGCAAAAACTATGAGCGCCTTTCTAAGCCTGTAGAACAATTAAACACTATTGCTAATATTGCAGAAAAGTCTACAAAAAGCACAGACTATTCTACCTATTTAAATAGGTTTTCTAATGAGCTAGAAAAAGCTAAAAAAGAAGGTTTATTGTCTGAGCGCCAATTAAACCGTTTACAAGCCATTAAAGATGACATGATGCGTACAGACTTTGCTAACACCGCAGGGCGTGGCGTAGGGTCTAATACCATGCAAAACTTGGCTTATAATAATATGCTTCAAGAGGTAAACCTTCCTAACTTACTTAGAAGGCGTGGTCTTGCTGAAACCGCAGGAAACATTGGCGCTAGAGTAAAAGACATAGCTTACGGTGCAGCCAATAAACGACTAACAACAGAAATGGCAGAGGCTTTATTAGACCCTAGAAAAGCCGCAGCATTAATGAAATTAGCTGGTCAGCAACCATTGGAAGCAAAAGTTTCGCCAGAACAAGCAAATTTAGCTCGTTTATTATTCACACAAGGCGGTGTTAATGCGGTAAATGCTTTAAGAGGACAAGCAAATGAGTAGAAACGGTAGCGGTATATATTCACTCCCATCAGGGAATCCTGTAGTAACAGGTACTACTATTAGCTCTGCATGGGCTAATACGACT